GCGAAACCAGATAACATAACTTCTTCTTCAAAAGCTCTGTCAGATGATTCCTCGTTATAAATTTCAGCATGCTGATTTTCATAACGTTTATATTCCAAGCCGAACAGTGCGTTCAAACCTGGCTCTAGTTCTTTAACTAGTTGTGATCGTGATATAGCCATTATTGTTCTCCTATTCTGCTATTAGTTTTGTAGCTCAATTAGATTAGCAACTACTACTACTGATCTGAAAGCCGCATTTTCATCGTTTTCAGGATCTTCAGCAGATCTTAGTAATCTCCATGAAGCTGCATCAGCACTTGTGTCGCCGATATCTAGTGTAGCTGAAGACTGACCAGTAGTTGTACTACCAGCTGTTGTGTTCATGTCATACGTTTCTAAATATCCAGCTTGTGCTACTGCGTCATCAGTTGCTACTACATATTGTTGTTGAGGGTTATCGAATACAAATGCATCGATATCTTCTGAGTTTGCTGGTGTCACTTGTACGTAATGATTTGCAAACGTTGGCTTTAAAGTTGTAGCCGCGTTGTAAAATATTCCGTTAAGTACTCCTAGAATTGGAGCATCAGTTGTCTGACCTCCAACAATGTAACCAGCAGCAGAAGCAACCGCTTCACCATGATATACAGTTGTTGCATATCCGGCGTCGATTTTGTATTTGCCTTGACCAGAAGTCGCTGGCGTTGAGCCAAGAGTTCCTGCAGGGATCAAACCAAAACCTTGTGTGTTTCTATTTGCCATAGTTGTTTCTCCTTATGTACCTGCCCCGAAGGGCCTCCAGTACGGTTTATAAATTCAGTGATTTAAAAAATTACTTTTTCGTACCACCGAAGGTTACACGAGATTGCCTTTCAACATTGATCGGCATTCTACTATCCTGCTCCTTCATAAGATCGTTATTTACGGCTTCGTCTTGTTGTTTATGACGGTTAGCCATATACTCTTGACGTTGTTGCGCGATCTCTGTTGGTACCTTCGCAAGTAGAAGGCCACCGACCCCAATCACTCCCTTGTATTTGCCCTCATCGAGGACTGGATAATCAGATGCATTTTCGACTTCTTCGGCTCTAACTAATTCATAACCTTCTCTTATTCTTCCGGTTATATTTTTAGTGTCCTGAAAGCCAACGCTTTCTGCTCTTATCCATCTATACCTGAATCCATCAGGTGCAGGGGGTGCATCTAGAGAAGATGGTGGAACCCACACTTTAGGTCGTTCAGACTTTGACCGTGTTTGGTTCGCACGAGAAGTATTTTTATTTTCGTTTTCCATTTTACGCTCCTTCCGTGGTTTTTAATTGTTTTGCGTACTCTTCGAGTGGCACACCTAATTTTTTAGCTATTGCTACCTGTGAAGATGTGAGTCTCACAGTTTTGCGACCTGGCTTTACGCTTCTTGAAGCAGAAGCAACTGTCTGAACAGGAGCGGCCGTTTGCTTATTATTAGTAGTACCAAATTTATGAGGAAAGTCAACTCTGATTCTTCTGTCGACCTCTGCATAATATTCATTAGAGTTTGGATCATAACCTTCTTTTTCCGTTAAATCCTTGTGTATTTCAAAAGCAGTGTAAGTCATTGCTTTATCCGTACCAAACCATGAGTTATTAGAAGCCCATTGTTCAGCTCTAGGATCTGGATTAATAGGTTCATCCATTTGTTGAGTTTGGACCGGTGGTTGAGATAACACAGGTTTCTCAGCCTGTTGTTCTTCTCTTCCTGCTTTAGTTTGTTCTAATTTTGCGTTCTCAAAAGCAAGAGTCGCAATTCTTTTATTAGCTTCAACTTGAGCTGCCGCATCTCCAGATTCAATAGCTGCTGCTAATTCTTTTTGCGCAGCTTCTAAACCTGTTGAAATACTAGTCTCAAACTTTTTGACATAATCAGCATCAGTTTTTTCAAATCTTTTTTCTAATGCTTGTCTTTTTTCTTCTACACCTTTAGCGTAATCTAAAGCAGCTTGTTCTCTTCTTTCTGCTTCTCTCATCTTACGAGTTAATTTTGCAATACGAGATTGTACACCTTTACTGTAGTCTTCTAATTCTTCATCCGATTTTTTTGTTTCTTCTTTTACTGGTTCTTCTGTTTTTGTTTCTTGTTCCGTGTTTTCTTCTAGCTGTTCAATTACAGCTTCTTCTTTTACTTCTTCAATATCTATAGTAGCATCAGGTCCTGATGTATCTATAGGTACTAACTTGTTTTCTTCGTCTGGCATAGTTTACTCCTTCCTATGATTAAAACTCATGCAATATATCTTCTGGACTATCTATTGTTGCTAACACTTCATCGTCGTTTAGCAGACGCATTTCCCCACCATCTATCTTGATCCTTGATCCGGCGTAACGTGCAAACATTACCCAATCATTGACCTTGCACCACGGGCCTTCAGGATATCTTTCTTTATCCTTATAACATTGAGGACCCATAGCTAAAACTAAACCAACTTGAGATGCAACTTGTTGCCTCTCTATAGTTGTTTCAGCTAATACTAATCCACCTTTAGTTTTCTCTTTCATTTTAAAAGGTAAAACTATCATCCTCCACCCAGTAGGTTTTGGTAAGTTAGGTTCTTTCTCTTCTTTTTTCTCTGATTTTTTTACACCAATAAGATCATTGTTTGGTGTTAATATCGATGACTGTTCCTTCATTGTGCTCCTTATCGTTTAGCAGGTTAGAGATTTCCTGACGCACTGATTCCAGTGCATTGATTTGTCCTATTATATACTTGTAATTTTCCATAGTGTCAACCCCTCCGGACGTTACCGAAATTGACAATTGATCTATTCTTGAATCGAGGAATCTTAAAGTTTTATTTATTACTGTTTCTAATTGCATTTAACATTTCCATCTTCTCCGTGCCTGTCTTAGTCTTGAATTTGGATTAGCCGCAGCTTTAGGAAATTGTTTCATTTGTCCTGCACTTCTTGCACAGTACGATTTTCGCCTTTTAGCGGCAGCGGACCCTTTTTTAACTTTACCGGTCACAGCTGTTTTTAGTTTTGAACCGGGATTTTTTCTTCTATAGGCAGCGACACCGGCTCGTGTCATACCTGCTCCAGACTTTGTAGATCTAAAGTTTTTTTTATTTCTCGCGGGCATGTTATCTTGTTTTCTCATTATGCGAATGTTTTTACGTTAGTTGGTTTACCGCCAGGATTACCGGCTGCTCGTTTTCGTTTGACAGCACTCGCCTTTTGCCCTTTTGACATCCGTGTGGCTTTTGCAAGTGGGACGCATTTTGGATATTTCCTCTTTGAGCCTTTGCTTCTCCCGCATGGTTGATACTTGCCGTCTTTCTTCGGTGCTCCAATGTCTACCCATTTGTCCGCTACCCATTGTCTTAAACCACCCTTTGAAAAGTGTGTACGCATTACGAATTCTTTCCGTAAGCATTCCCTTTACCTTTAGTAGCTAATTTACATGTTGATCCACCAAATTTTAAACCACCTCTAACTTTATTAGATTGATCTAATACTTTAGAATCTTTTTTATTTTTTCTAAGTTTTTCACCAATCATTTTAAGTTTTTTCTTTTCTGTTCCTGGTAAATCTTTTGGATTTCTATAGTTTGGCATAAAACCTAAATCATCTACATTTTTAAAAGGACTACCTTTAGCACCTTTTATAACTTTCATTATTTTTTCTGTAATTTTAGGACTTTTAGAAAGTATACCCATTATACTTGTCCTCCTTTTAGATATCTCATTCTAGTCATATCCATCATTCCACCACCCATAGCTTTTTTACGGCTACCTTTTTTTCCACCTGGTGTAATTTTACCTGAACAAACTCCTGATGCATACATGTTCGCGTACGCCGAAGGATATACTTTGAATTTTCTTTTAGCTGCTGCTTTTCCTTTTGGACAAAGTTTTGCCATGTTAAACCTTCTTCGCTAATTTAACGTCTATTTTTTGTTGAACTTTTTCTGGTAATTTTGAAAAACCTTTAAATTTATTTGGTACTTTTTTTTGTTTAGGACCAAACGTTTCTTTTATTTTTTGAACGTTTGTTTTTCTCTTAGCCATGTCAGCTCCACCACCAAGTCTTCTACCTATTCTTCCACCATCAGCTTTTTTTTCAGTAGCTTTATCAAGCATATTTTTAATTACTTTAGTATTATCTTTTTGTATTCTTTTGTATGCTTCTTTATTTGATTCTGATTTTTTTGTACTTTTTTTAAAAGTAAAAGGTTGACCCGTTTTCATTTCAAAAATACTTTGATCTAATTTTGCTTTAGAGCCTTTTAATTTTTGAGTAGCGATTTTTAAATCTCTTATTTTTTTTTGTGTTTCTGTTTTAGGTACGTTTGTTTTAGTCTTGTTGATAGCTTGACCTATACCTGAAATTAATTTTTTACCTAGATTATAATATCCTGACATTATTTTTTTCCTCCGTTTCTAAATATTTGTGTACCCTTTATACCATAAATACTCGCCACGACAAGGATCCATAAATTTGTGAACCATTGGGGAAGCTGCGAGAACATTTCAAAAAACAATTTTACCTTGTCCATAGCTGTTGGATCGTCCGATACGACTGCCCAAGCGAGCACCAACACGGGCAAACTTAAAATTATTAAAACTGCCTCGTCTTTCCAGTCCGACTGACGTGCCTCTAAAAGTTTTCCCTGGTAAGCTTCCTGACCTTGGGCCATCTTAGTAGCATGCATAAGCTGTGCGTCTGACATTGCCATCTTCGTTCTCTGCTTGTTAGCATAAATTTTACTACCAGCAGAAACGGCTAATTTAATTGCCGATAACCACATAATTTAGTACCAAGTAGCTTCTTTTTTCTTTTCAGCTAGCATTCTTTTAGTACCTCTAACTTTTTCCTTGTCTCCAGTAGGAATATAGTTGAAAGCACCATCAGCTGTAGTCTTAGATCTTGGATCTACCTCTACATTTTGACTTGGAACTGCCATTTGCTTTGATTTTTTATAGTTTATCATAATATTTACCTTTGTTATCCTATTATACCATTCTTAATTGTCAAGAACAGTCATTTCTTTGACTCCAGACTTAGCTAAACTCGTGCTAGCACGTAATTCTGCTAATTCTTCGTTCTGATCCATCTTATCTTCAGCTAAATCTCGTGCTTGCATTAATTTTGCTCTATCAAAATCAGCTTTTGTTGCATCAGCTTCTTTTTTTCGTTCATTTTCCATTGCTCTTAAATCAACTTCACGTGATTTTAATTTTAATAATGGATCTGCATCAAATTGTGAAGTAATTTTGTTTTCTTCTTTCATAAATTCTTCAGTCATTTCAGCAATCAACACAGCTTTTCTTGCTTCAATTTGATTTGTAAGCATTTGTAACTGTTGTTGCATCTGTGGATTGTTTACTGACATCTGTTGCATCTGTTGCATGTTAACCATTTGCTCTCTGAACTCTAATTGAACTTGTTCTTGAGCCATAATTGAAATGTGTTCTAATATATTTTTTTGTATTGCAGCCATAACAGCAGGATTATTTCTAACCATATTAGTTGACATGAAATTTAAGTGAGCTGTAATGTGTGCTCTATGATCTTGACCAGGAAAAGCTTGAAAAGGTTTTCCACCTAAAGCATTTATGTGTTCTAAACTTGGATCCATCGGCGCTGTAGGTGCCGGTGGTGGTAAAACTGCATCAACATCTTTAACACCAATCGCATTATACATATTTCTATAAATTTGATACATGTTATGAAGTTGTGGATTTGATGTTGCGATTTGTAATTGTGTTTGAGCTAAAGTTATTCTCTGACTCATTGAAAATATATTAGGGTCCGCAACTGGTATTACATCCACTCTGTTATCAAAATCAGCTTGTTTAATATTTCTTGCTCCACCTACAACATCATAAGGATATTCTGGTGGTAAGTATTGTGAAACTATTTTACCCAATAATTTAAATTCTTGCTTCATTGCTGCGTAACATCTTTTATGAATAGCAGACATCACACGTGATCCACGTTCAAGAAGTGCAACTGTAGTTCCAACTGCAGCGCCTTGGTTACCGTCACCCACTTGCATATCAGCAATAGCCGCGAACCTTTGACCAGCAGATACTACAACACCAAGTAAGTTTAATAATGTTGGTGAAGGCTCTTTGTATGGTAATGGAAAAAATGCATCTCTTAAATTTCCACCTGGTGCATCTACATCTTTAAATTCACCTGGTTGTATTGGTGATGCTTCGTCTCTTACTCTAACACCTCTTTGTTTAAATCCAGCCGGTAGGTTTGATAATGTACCTGCATCTAATAATTGACGGAGAGCCGACGTTGCCGTACGACTCAATCCGCCAATCATGTGAATGAGTCCAAAGCCATAAAATCCTAGTCCTGGCAGAAATTTGAAGTGGACAAAATATTGGATCTTACTTTTCTTTAGATCATCGGGCGCATAGTTTCGTCTGATAGACAAAACTTTCCTACTACCTTCATCGACTGTAACGAGGTAAGGTAATTTTATTCCTGTTGGCTCTCCATCTGCTCCAACATCTTCAAAACCTTCTAAGTCTAAATTAACATGACACTCTAACAAAGTATATACAGGTTCGTTCTTACCTGTTTTTTTAGTTCCTTCTAGCTCACGTTCTTTTTTAGATAGTTCTCCATTAGAATCTGTACCTGGAGGACCTAACTCTACATCACTGTAAAATCCATTAACTTGTTGTTTTCTTAATTCGTTTTCTGAAATTTTCACGGTATGAATAACTGCTTCCGCATCGTCTAATGAGGTAGCTGTGTACGGAACAATTAATTCATCCGCTGGTACAAACTTCGATACCACTCTTCCAAGTGGTACGTCGTAGTAAATTTTTTTAAATGTAGATCCAGCTAATGGTAAATGAAATAACATAGAATCAAATTCAGATTCGTATTCTTTCATCGTGTCCATGATTAAATAATTCATATAATCTTTAACACGTTGTGCTTGTTGTTCAGTTTGTGGATTCTTAACTCCTATAACTTGTGTTCTAACCGGTCCATCACTTGGTAATAATTCTTTGTAAGCTTGGGCTTGAAATTGTGTTACTGCTTCTGCAAGAACTGGGTGTGTTGCACCTGAAGCTCCTTGAAAAGGTTCTGTTCTATTTTCATATTTGAAACCTAATAAGTCTAATCCAGTTGTATATGCATTTTCCCATTCTTTTCTTGATGACTTATAATCCATGTAGTTTTGAACCATCTCGTTTCCAATTGGTTCAACTGCATCTTCTGGTAAAATATCTGCTAGGTTATCAAAGTGTGACTCTGAACCTGGAGTGTTTATTGCACCCGGATCATAATCGATAGTTGCTCCGCCATCCTCTTCAGGGATAACTTCAACTGGTCCTTTTAATTCTTCTACGTCTTCATCCTGAACAGCAACTTCTTGCAATTCCTCTTCTGAAGGAATCTCAATTTTAGATCGTGTGTTCGGGAGTCCTTTATCTATATCTGCCATTTATTACTCCTATATCTTCTTAACATTATTATATACATAAGGCAACCCATGAGGTGTTGGCCCTGATTCTGGTGGAATGGTGTCTGTTAGGCTTGCTATGCCTCCTGATGCGTAATTTCTTTTTAATCCTTCTCCGTATTGATTTGAAATATCAAAATCACCTTGTGTTAAATTATCCATAGTAATAGGTTGAGTCAGGTTTTCTTTACCTCTTGATATAGCAATATTTTCTAAATAATTTTGCAGTTTATCTGCAAAAGGTAAATTAGTTGAAGCGTACCCTTGAGCTGCTTGACCTATGGTTGCTGTAACTGGTGCAAAAGGTCTTGTAAGAGATGGAAAAAAATCTGTAAACAATCCTGATTTATCTCCTAATATATCAAAGTCTTGATAATTTTTATTTCCTTTTCCTAATTTTTCTTCGATTATGTCTGGCATAATTAAATCATTTAAATATTTTTGATACTCTCTTCCTATATCAAATTGTCTGGCTACATTAGACTCTTTAATTGCTTTTTGTTTTTTTGCTGTAAATAAATTATCCATTGAAGTATTAAAAGCATCAATAGTATTTTTATCTGTAGTTGCTGTTCCTGGAAGAGTAGTCCCTTGTCTATCAGCAAGATCAGAAAGTATTCTAGTACCATCAACACGAGCTTCTTCAATATTAGTTAATAATCTATTTTTACTATTTTGAATTTGTTCAGCTGTTACTTGTTTAAACAGATCTGGATTTTGTTGTATCTGTGTTTCTAAACTTTTAAGTTCTGCTTCGTTTGTTAAATATTGTTTGTCTGCATTTTCTAGGTCTAAAGCTTTTTTAATACGGATAGCTTCTCCTTCACTCATACCCTCAGTTAAACTTTTTTTGTAACTATCTCCCATACCAACTATTTTTAATGCCTCATTGGGTACAAACCATAACAATCCTTGATCTAAAGCTTCAAGAGGAGTTTTACCTTCCATTAAAGCATTTGCTGTAAACACTGTTGATACTGCAAGATCTCCGCCTAACCAACCTGTAGGTTTTTTAATATCGTTAGCTGCCCAAGCAAACGCACCTTTCATAGCACCTACATCGGCGTTGTTAATTAATTGTGCTGCTTTAGGATCTGCTTTAACTGTGTTTAGAAAACCTTCTGGGTCTCCTTTTGCAAACTCATCCGCATTTTTGAAACCACCACAAGTACCATTGGAAAAAGTAATTCTACCACCAGTAACAACTTTTTGTCTACCACATCCAGGTACCACAATTCCGTTATCTTTTAAAAATTTTTGGAAAGCAACAGAAGTATTTAACTTCTTCATGTTCAATCTTCCTTCTGGTGTTTTTATATCAAAAGATTCACCCAACACTTTTTTATATGATTCTATTCTTGACGCTTGAGTTTTTTGAGGATTTAAAACTTTTATTTTCATAGAACCATCTTTTCTAACACCATATTCTAACTCACCAGGTATAAATTCTTTTGATAATAAATTTAATTTTTCTATTATAGGTCCTCTAGCTTTAGGTGGTACAGCGTTAAAATCTTTTATTAATTTTCTTCTTTGATTTCCAAATTCTTTAAAACCTAAAAATGTATTTTGAGCTCTTGTTGAGCCAGATATTGTGTTTAATGTTTGCCTTGCTATTCTTGGATCTCCTAATTCAAGAGCTTCTCTAATACCTAATAAATGATCTTGTGAATAACCAAAAAATTTTAATTCCGGAGGCAAATCTTTTACATTAAAAATTTTAGACATTTTTTTAGATTCTTTATTCATTTGAGAAATTAATTGAGAAGAACTTAAATGTTTTGAAGGAGGTAAATCTTTATTAGCTAAATCTACAACAGCATCCAAATTAGCCCTCCAATTATCCACACCCATACTAATTTTATTTCTGTAACTATTTACTTTTTCAGGATCGACATGTTTTCCAACAATGTCATAAATATTTTCTCCCCCTGTTTTAGTAAAAAAAGCACTATCTGGTTTCATGTATGTTGTTATAAATTCTAATACTTCTTTATCTATATTTAAAGCATCTAATGCTTGTTTACCTTTCATAGATTTAGAACTTGAACCAGTATAATCTCCTGTAGCAGTTCTAATTACACCATAGCCTTCTTTTAATTTTCCTGATTGAATTAGATTTTGTTGAACATCATAGCTTCTTTTATCTAAAATAATTAAATCAAAATAATCATTAATTTTTTTATTAAAGTTTGGGTTTTGTAATCTGTAATTTGCATAACCTTTTTGAAAAATTAATTCTTTATTTGATCTTTGAATTGGAAAATTTAAATCAAATATTCTATTGGATACTCTAGTTGCTTTGGAACTTTCTGCAGTTCCAGCTGCAATATTTGGTAAACCATTTTCTAAAGATAATTTAAAGTTTCCTACATATTTTTTATTTTTAGATTCTTTAGACCAATCTTTAATTAATTGTTTTTTTGTTTTTTCATAAGAATCATATTTTCCTGCATTGTTTTCAAACCAATTATTAGTCCAATCATTTATTTTTTTTATTTGATCTACTCTTTTGGTAGTTTTTTCTTCTATTATTTTTTGAATTTTTTTTTGAGTTTCTTCACTTGCAAAACCAGAACTTTTTTTCTTGTCATCAGCATACCCGGGCCGTGATCCATCGTCACTGGGTTGTACCAACATACCACCGTCGGCGAAACTCTTTTTGTATCTTATATTAAATGCAGGACCTTCATCTCCAACGGTAGCAGAACCACTAAAACCTTCTCCACCTCTATTGTAATCTAATCCTATGTTTCTGTTTCTATAACTTTTTGGATCATCTAAAAAAATCTCATCGTCCTTGTATTCTATTTTGTCTCTAAATTTTCCATACTGCAGATCTCCAATTAAATTAACTTTTTCTGTTAGAGGTATGTCCATAGTTAGAATAGCATTTATAGTTTCTTTGTCAGAAGTAATACCTTCTGGTGCACCTTCAATTTGTTGTTTACCACTCTTGGTTCCTGAAGCTTGGACATCGAACATCTTTGGTCCATCTTTATAACCAATCCGTCCGCCATCGGCTTTCATATTCTTTTTCAAGTATCTTGATTTAAACTTCTCGTAGTTTGGTGCAGGGAAACCTTCTGATTGTGCTTCTCTAGTAGCCGTGTCGAACGCGCCTTGGATCACGCCTTCGTCAGGTTCATTAACATTAGACTGTTTAACATTAGAATGTTTTACTGAAAGAGGTTTTAAATTTGTAGTGTCAACTCTGGGGTTAGCTTTGTTAAATCTATTGATCGCTTCTATAGTTGTAACGTCATCTCGTTTAGGAGGGATAGGTATCTCATCAGTACCCAGTTTTAATTTACGTTTGAGTAATTGATTCTTAGAAGTAAGACCTTGATATATTTTTGTTAGTATAAAAGGGCTTGTCATTATTCTCCTAACATATAAGCTAGGCCACCGCTTGCATATTTGATTGATGGTACTGTATCATCTACTTCTTTTATAATTTCATCAACATTAATTCCATCTGTGTAGTCTGATGCGTTATAATCATCTTTGTAAATTCTTTTGTTAACTTCTGTAACTTCTTCATACTCATCTGGAGTTTTAATTGCTTTACCATCTTTGGTTTGAACAACTTCACCTTTTTTAAGTTCCATGATCTCTACGTCAGTAATCATGTTATCGTCTTCTTTGTATATTTTTTTAATACTCGTGTCTCCTGTAGCTAAGTCTTCTTCTAATAAATATTCAGACTTACCATCTTTAGATTTTAATTTTTTTGCAATAGTTCTCTCTGTTGTAGCGGTTACGTCATCACCCATCATTTTAATTTTTTCTGCAAGCTTAAAGAAATATGGAGGAGGCATACTTGATGTAGTTTGCTGTGCAACTTCTTTTGCAACAGTTTTACCCGCACCTTTACCAAAACTAAATATACCAGACTTAGCTCCTGCAATACCTGCCGTGCCAGCTCCAATAGCTTGTAAGAATAATCTTCTCATCTTATCAACGCTACCAGCTTTGTAACCTATACGTCCACCGTCTGAATTTAGTGTACGATCTTTTGATTGATCAAAGATAGGTTTAATATCTTTTTCAACATCTACATCTTTAAATTTAAAACCACCTTCTGCTCTAGCTTTTTCTGCTGCTTCTTTTAACATTCTTAATTCTCTAGCTTTTTTAGCTTTTTCAGTATTGCCTACGATGTCTTTCATAAACTTTCTTTTAGATAAAAATTCTTTTACATCATCTCCAGATTGTTTTACTTTAAATTTTTTTAGAAATTTTAAAAATCCAGATCCACCTTTTAAACCAACACGTCCACCTGTTGCAAAGTCTTCATCAGGTATATCTCTTTCAAAGATATGATCTTGAGTATCATCCATAATTTTTTTAACTTGATTATCATCTAAGTTTGCATATCTACCTTTTTTACCTGCAACTAGATTTGCTTCTTTCATTGCTTCTATAGGTTCCAAAGATTTTATTTTAGCAATTGAATCATCAACTAAATTAATTTTTATACTTTTAATACCTTTTTTATTATCAGCAACAAGACGTGCTTTGATTGCTTCATCACTTTCGTATTTACCTTTTAACAATCCCCCTGTTCTCTCTTCAACAGTCATATTAATAGGTTGTATTTGTTTACCACCCATGATTTTTGCATCATCAGGAATCTTATTGCCTTCCATATCCATTACATCTGCTTTTTTCTTACCTAAGAATTTTTCTGTAATACCTTTACCTTCAGCACTATCTGCTGGAATGACTCTCATGTTTGCCTGATCAATATTGGCTAAAACATTTTTTACCTGTTCGGGTGATTTTAATGCATTAGGGTCTATACCATTCTGCATAAATTTTTCTGCTAACATATTTGCCTGAAACTCAACTTGTTTTTGACTAGGAAGAGTTGTGACTACGCCACTTCTTTTACCTATCATTCCAAGAACAAATTTATAGATTGCGTTCATTAATAATAATTCCTTTTCGTTTTCTCGACTTGTTCGTCGACGTAGTCTTCAGGGTGTTGTAATAGTCCTCCCTGTCTAAAACGCATAATTGCTTGTGTTGTACTATCAACCAAGTCATCATGATCCCCGTACGGAAACGCAGCACATTCTTCAACGACGTCATCTGCGAATTTTTGTTCAGGACACCATATCATACCAGATTCGAACAAAGGTGCAACTGCATTTACACGAGCGTGCTTGTCGTTTCCACGACTAGGTGTGAAGTTCACAACCGGTATATCCATCTGTCTAAGCTCGTATGTAAGAGGTAGTCCTGATGCTTTTGCTTCAACGATAACAGAATCAGGTTGCCAATAAGCATATTGTTCAAGGGCCAATCTCCGTAGTTCAGGAAACTCATATCTACCTTTTATAGAATCTAGCAGCATTAAATTAGCAGGCTCATCTTCTGATGGATAGAATACACCCCAAGTAGTAATAGCACTGTAGTCAGCAGTTTCTTTTTTAAGAAATGCAGTATCATAAGATTGTATGACATGATGTAATGTAGGTATCCAATCTTTGTCCCAGATACGCCACCACTCACGTTTTAGTATTGCTCCTTCTTCAGCGGTTGGGTTTTGCATCCATTGTGCGTTCCATTTGCCCGTGGGCAGTGTTGCTTGTACCTTCTCTAATTCATCTAGCTTCCAATACTCAGGCCATACTGGTTTTGCTTTCTTTGTTCCGTGGTCCAAGATTGCTGGAAATTCGACCACGTGCCACTGATCAGCTTTAGCTTCTTTTTGATTTTGTAATAATTTTCCTGTTAGATCTTTGTTAGACCATCTAGTCATAACTAAAATAATTTTACCGCCAGGTTGTAAACGCTGACGTGGACCTGATGTGTACCATTCATAAGCAGATTCTAATGCTGTAGGTGACATTGCATCTTGCTCAGAATGTGGGTCGTCAATAATTAAAAGGTCAGCACCCCGGCCAGTGATAGCACCGCCTACTCCAGCTGCAAAGTATTCTCCGCCTTGTGCTGTTTCCCACCTACCAGCGGCCTTGCTATCTTCTTGTAGAGTTGTTTTAAAAATTTTTGCATAGTCTTCAGAGTCAATTAGGTTCTTGGCTTTACGTCCGAATCTTACGGCGAGTTCTCCGGTGTGCGTTGCTTGAATGATCTTGAGTCTTGGCTCACGGCCCACCATCCACGCTGGCAATAAGTATGATGCAAACTCAGACTTTGTATGTCTTGGTGGCATGTTAACGATCAAACGATTTATTTCACCTGTTGCAAGTTGGTTAAATTTTTCTGCAATGTGTCGATGATGAGAGCCTTCTACAAAATCTGGCCACACACATTTTACAAAAGATAAAAAATCATCTTTTGCTTTATTTTGAATTTGTTTTTCTGCATGCATGACTTGCAGTTTCTTGAATGTCTTTCTGACGTCTGCAGGTAGCTTACTAATATCTACGTTATTTAAATTCATAAAATTTTTTAAAAAATTTTTTTATAATTTTTTTTGCACCATAAAGTGTTGGATATGTTTTTACCACCATAAACTGTCTAAATCAAGCAATACAACCTAGAGTAGTGGGACCCCTTTTTGTGCAAAGGGTGTATGGGTCTAAAGTTTTAATCGATATTGGTATTGGATAGGGATCCGCGAAGCGGATACGTGTGCGCCCTGGCGCGTTAGCGCCAGGGCAAGAAAGGTTGGCTAGTCTAGAACCACCATGTATTGTGCTGCGAAGTGTTGCTTGAACCAATCCAATCCTT